GAAGGTATTATAATTTAACTGCATACGATATTAAGAACTTTGATTTTAGAAATGTAGTTTGGGATGATGGGTATTATATAGTAAATGCCATTAAGGATTACAACTTTATGAAACCACAATCAACAATGGTTGAGTTATTAAAGTTAACTGATTATACTGTATTTATTCCTGATAATGATATTCAAGTTCCTGGTGCAAATAGAATAGGTAATATAAGTCAATTACAAAATTTAAGTTCTGCAAGTGGAAGTAATATTAATTTAGGTTACAATAGTAATATAGTAGGGGGTGATAATAATTTTGTAGCTTCAGGAGCAAATAGCGTTACGCTAACGAACTCAAATAATGTAGTTATAGAATCATCAGTAAGTAATTTTACAGGCGTTAATTTAACAGCCAATAGTACAATAACAAGTGGTGGGATTAACTTATCGGATGCCATTACAATAGATAATTCAAGTGGAAGTTATTTAGCAAAAATTAATACAAGTCAAGTAGTAAAGAAGTCAATAACAATAACAGCAGATTATACCATTGATGGAAGTTGTACTTTCTTTTATGTAAATGCTACAGCTGGGAATGTAAAAATAACTATTGACCCGACTTTATTTATTGATTATGAGTTTACATTCTTTAGAACTGATTCAACTGCTAACTCAGTAAAACTATACGGGGTGGCATCGGAAACACTAAACGGGTTAAGTTTACCACAAACAATAATAACAGGGCAATATTCAATAATAACAATCAAATCAAATACAACTAACATCTTTATAATATAATTATGGCAACTGAAAAAATAGGAATAGAAGTCGAGGTAAAGGGAGCTGAAAAATCAATCAGTTCTTTTAAAGATTTAAAAACAGCAATCAAGGCAGCCAAAGATGAGCAGATAGCAATGACTTCTAAGTTTGGCGAAAACTCTATTGAAGCAACAAAAGCTGGTCAAAAATTAGCAGGATTAAAAGATAAAGTTGAGGACTTAAATGATTCGACTAAAAGTTTAAAAGGTAGTGGAGTTGAGAAACTAACATCTTCTTTTAGATTATTAGGCGAAGGTATTGGTACTTTTGATTTCGATAAAGTTAAAACAGGATTTAAAGGTGTTGGTGCTGCAATGAGTGCTATTCCGATATTTTTAGTTATAGAGGGTTTAAAGTTATTATATGAAAATTTTGATAAAGTAAAAGAAGTTGTTGCAAAATTAATTCCAGCATTAAAAGAAACTGTTAGTATTAAAAATGAATTAAATAATGCAAGTTTAGAAGGTGCAAAGAATGCGGCAATAGAAAAAAATAATTTAGATAATTTATATAAAGCATCTACTGACCAAACAAAATCACTTGAAGAAAGAAAAAAAGCACAAATAGCATTACAAGATAGTTATCCGTTAACATTTAAAAACTTTAGCGATGAACAGTTTGCTTTAGGTTTAGCCAAAAAAGGTTATGACGATTTATCTAAAAGTATTCTTGATTCTTCTATGCTTAAAGCAAAACAATCTTTACTTGATAAACAAGCTGTTGAATTTGCAGAGGGTGAACAAAAAAGATTAAATGAAATTACTGAAGCAAAAGAAAAATTAACAAGTGCTTCAAAAAAAGCAAATGTTTCTATTGATATAGAAAGTAAAACAAGGCAAGTTTTAACATCTGATTATGAAAACCAACAGTCAGTAATTGATGATTTAATAAAAGCAAATTCAGCTGAAGCAGAAGCATTTAAGAAAAAGAATGCTGATATATTAGGAGATTTAGCACAGCATCAAGAGGGGTCAAATAAATTAGATGCTGAACAAGCAGCAGCAAAAGAAAAGGCAGATAAACTATTAGCAGATAAACTATTAAATAATAATAAAAATTATGGTAAAAAAGCTGCTGAAGATAAATTTGCAGATGAAAAAAGGTTATTAGCGGATATTGAGAAAGCAAAAGAGGAATCATATATAAAAACTTTTAAAACTGAAATAGCACAAGCTATTGTAAAAGCACAATTTGAAAATGATAAATTAATAGAAGATATAAATAAAAGCACAGCAAGTAAAGCAACAAAAGATAAAGCATTAGCTCAAGCTGAAATAACCTTACAAGAAAATTATGCACAAATACAAAAAGATTATAAAGTTAAACAAGATGCAATAGAAAAAGCAGCTCAAGTTAAAAAAGATGCAGAAGATACAGCATTTAGAACTAAACAATTATCGGATGCGGATATAGATAATAAAAAGTGGGTTGCTAATTATTTATCAAATAAAGAATCGGCATATCAATTAGAATTAGAAAAAGCAGAAGGTAACGATTTACTTAAGCTACAAAAAGAACAGGAGCACCTTGATGAAGTTTATCAAATGAATATTGATACAGCTAAATTATTAGGAACTAATAAAATCGACTTAGATAATAAATATGCAAAGGATAAATTAGCACTTGAAAAAAAGATTGCAGCCGAAACTAAAAAAATAAAACAAGATGAAATAAAACAAGGTTTTGAGAATGTTAAAAATGGATTACAAGCAGCTCAAGGATTATCAGATATATATTTTACTATCAAATCAGCAAAAGTAAAAAAAGGTAGTAAAGAAGAAGAAGATTTAGCTCGTAAACAATTCAACGTTCAAAAAGCATTTAACTTAGCAAAAGTTGGAATGGATGGGTATATGGCAATATCTAATATTATAGCAACAACTCCTAAAGCTGACTTTGGTATTTCAACTGGTATCTTATTAGCAGCTTCAGCAATTTCAACGGCAGCTAACTTAGCAAAGATAGGAGCGGCACAATTTGAAGGTGGAGCTGCTGCTCCAGATACAAGTCCTGAATCGGCTGCAAGTATTCCATCAACTACTTCACAAGCTCCCGCAATATATGGACCAGGTCAAGGGCAATCAACTACATTTACTGGAAATCAAAATAATAACTTTGCACCAGTTAAAGCATACGTTGTAGAAACTGAAAACCGAAGTACAACAAATAGAGTAAACAAATTAGTATCGGAATCAACATACGGATAAATTTAAACGTTATTACATTATGGAATTACCAATTAAGAAAGCAATAATAGATGTCGAAGATTCCGAAATGGGATTAAAGACAGTTAGTTTAGTAAGCGATCCAGCAATTCAAATAAATTGGATTAAGTTCAACAAACAATCTGAAATCAAATTAGCAATACAAAACGAAGACAAAAGAATAATATTCACTCCTGTACTTATACCTAATCAATTAATATATCGGAATATAGCGGGTGAGGAATTTAACTTAATGTTCGATAAAGAAACGATTGAACTTGTAGAGCAGAAATGGGTTAAAGATAATTTAAGCAGTGCTGTAGATATTGAGCATTCAAGTAAATTAATAGAAGGGGTTACATTTTTTGAATCAGTATTATTAAACAATGAAAGATTTGCAACAGCAAAAGGCTTCGAAGGATTGCCAGAGGGAACTTGGTTTCTTACGGGCAAGGTTGAAAGTGATGATGTATGGACAAAAATCAAGTCGGGTGAAGTTAACGGTGTTTCGATTGATGGCTTATTTAAAACAGCTGAAGTCAATAAAGTAACTATGTCAGATGAACAAGTAATAAAAATAATAAACAATTTAAAAACTTTAAACGTTATATAAATATGGAAACAAATGTTATCTCAAAAATTAAAGACTTTATCATAACTAAACTTAGTGTTGATGAACGTGTGGCCTTAGAAGGTCTTAATCCAGTTGCTGCACCATCTACAATGCCAACTGACGAAAAGAAACCAAGTACCGAACAAACTCCTGAAGTTAAAATGAAAGAAGCTAAAACAGTTGATGGATTAGTATTTGCTTATGATGGTGAATTAGTTATCGGAACTGCAATAATGGACATTACAAGTGGAACTGCTAGTCCAGTAATGGATGGTGAATACACAATGGAAGATGGCAACATCGTAACAATTACAAGTGGAGTAGTAGCTGAGATAGCAAGTATAAAAGAAGAAGCTCCTGAGTTACCTGAAGTAGTTGCTCCAGAATTAAAGATGCCCGATATGAAAACTCAAATGAGTAACATGCAAGTATCTTTAGAAAGTCAAATATCTAGTTTGAAAAAACAAGTTGTTTTACTTAACAAAGTAGTAAACGAAATCTTAAACACACCAATTCAAAATGAAACTAAGGTTTCTAAAAATTGGGAAGAATTAAGTTCTTTAGAAAAATTTAGACTAACAAAATAATTAATTAATAATTTAAAACAAAATATAAAATGGCAATTTCAGCAACAATAGTAGACATCAGAGGTAAAGCGGTTGAGCCGATTATCGAAGAGATTTTATTTGCAAATGATACTGTAAATAAGAATTTAGTAACTTTAGCAACTGATATAAAATCAGACACAATCTTTACTGAGAATGATAACACCGTAACAGCTCAAGCATTTGCAAGTGGTGCTCCAACTTCATCAGGAACTTTTGGAATAGTTGATACTTTGATTACTCCAACTAAAATAATGTACTACCAAGAATTTGATCCTAATGCTTTACGTTCTTCACGTTTCAACAGAACAATGAAGCCAGGAGCTTGGGAGATTGAATCAAGTGAATTTGGTTCAGTAGTATTAAAGTCTTATGGTAATTTAATTGCTGAAGATTTACAATCTAAGTTTTGGAATGGTGCAACAAGTGCTACACGTACTGCAGTTGCAGCTTTAACTCCAGGTACTGCTCAGAATCAAGTTAGTTCAGTTGAACAAGCATTAGTTGCTTCAGGTTCAGCTTCATTACTTGATGGTGTTGCAACTAGAATGATTTATAATGGTGGTGCTTTAGGAACTAGAATTAAAGTTTTAGGAACGACTATATCTAGTACTAATATCCAAACTGAATACGCTAAAGTGTACGCAGCTATCCCAGCAAGAGTTATTAATGGTGCAGTTAAGCCATTTATTTATGCTCCTTATTCTCACAAACAATTAATCAATATTTATAACGTATCTGCTACTTATCGTGATTTATTCGCAGTAACTAATTTAGGTCAACCAACTGAATCTTATTTTTACAATGGAATTCAAATTCAATTCGTGCCTTTAGCTGAGAACGTTGTTGTAGCTGCAAGACCAGATTATATTTACTGGTGTACGGATCTAGTGAGCGATATCAATAAATTTGAAGTTAACAAAATTGCTTTCAATCGTGAAGATATGTTTGTAAAAAACATCATGACAATCTTCGCACACGTTGTGAATCAAGCAATGAATGTTCTTTACGTAGGATAAAAATTAATGGAGGGGCAACCCTCCTTATTATAAACAAATTAAAATTATAAAATTATGCCATGTGTATTAACAAGCGGTTATACCTTTCTCGGATGTAAAGGTGGAGCTGGAGGAATAAAGAAAGTTTACATTACTGAATTTGAAAACAACTCAGGAACTGGTTCTGCATTTACAGCAACTGCTGGAGTGGTTACAGCTTATACTTTAGCAACAGGCAAGAAGTACCGAGTGTATTCTTTGGATAAAGAGATGGGAATGTTTACAAGTCCTGGTACTTATACTCCAGCTTCAGGAACTATTTCATACGAACCACAAATCGATTTCACTATTAAAAAATTAACTTCTACAGTTATTCAAGAAATTCAATTAGTTGCTCAAAACGTTTTGACAATGATGGTTGAAGATATTAACGGTGATTATTGGTTATTTGGTAAGGATCAAGGAATGGATTTATTAACTTGGAGTACTGAAAGCGGAATGGCAATTACTGACATGAATGGACACAAACTTTCTTTTAAAGGTAAGGAGATAGCTCCAATTTACAAAGTAACAAGTACTTTAATTGCTAACTTAATAGCTTAATAAGTAACTTTTTAAAGTTAAGCTCAGGCCCGTAAGCTTGAGCTTTTTTTTTAAATAACAAATTGATATATTTGTACGTTATATAAGTATGATAACAATTAATAAGAATAATAGTAATACAGTTATCTTAACATTACAAGAGAAATGTTTATTAGCAAATCCTTATTTTTTATTTCAGTTTAAAAACGTTCAAACAAATACATCACAATATTTTTTACCAGCGGATATAAGCACACAAAAGGAACGATATAATGAATTTATAATAGTTGAAACAGCAACACCAACAACTGCTCAGATTTCATTAACAGTAGGCGATTACGAATATACGATATACGAACAAGTAGGCAATAGTAATACTAATCCAACTGGATTAAATGTAGTGGAGGTGGGTTATGCAACTTGTTTTGATTTAACAAAAATTACATTTAAAGAATATCAAGGTGGAGCAATAACTAACAAGGTTTACAATGGCTAAAAAATTAGAAGTATATAATGACATAATTACTATTAAGATGGATGTTAACCAACTTCCTACTTATAAAATAGATACTGCTGGTGAGTTTGTTAAGTGGGGCAAAGACAATAACTTCCCTAAAGAATTATTAAATTCTTATAACAATCATCCTGAGCATGCTGCTATTGTAAAAGGTAAAGCACGTTATCTTAGCGGATTGAAAATAGTACCTAGTCAAGATTTACCACAAGTTCAACAATTTTTAGCCAAGGCAAATAGATTTGATTCATGGTATGAATTAAGAAAAAAATGTGATTCCGATAAAGCAATTTACGGAGGTTTCGCATGTCAAGTAACAACTAATTTAATAGGGCAACCGATTGAGTTTTACCATTTAGATATGGGTAAGATAAGACTAAGTGCAGATAATTGCGGAGTTTGGTATTCAGAAGATTGGACTGCTAAAAGTTACCATTTAAAAAAGACTTACTTTCCATTTTACAAGGAAGGCTTTATAGGTGCCTCAATTTACTATTCTAAGGACTTCACACCGTCTTTAAATGAATTAGATGGTTTATATCCTTCACCGGATTATTCAAGCGTTCTATTGGACATTAATACCGATATTGAGATTAGCAACTTTTTTCATAGTTTAGTAAAGAATGGATTTAGTGCTGGTCATATTATAACTTTCTTTAGTGGTAAATTAACACCTGAAGTTAAAGAAGATATCAAAGAAAGATTCCAAGAGAAACATCAAGGCACTCAAAATGCTGGCAAAGTAGTTTTATCATTCACTAATCCCGATGGCAAAGGAGCAGAAGTTGTAAATGTAACTCCAACAGGTTTAGCGGACCAATACGAAGCGTTAAATAAACGTAACCAACAAAAGATAATCACAGGACATAACGTGCCAGGAGTATTGTTTAAAATCAAAACTGAAGGTACTTTAGGAGATCGTAACGAATTAGATTTAGCTCACGAATTATTTATTAACGAATATGCTAAGATTGAACAAGTAGCTTTTAATAAGTTTATTGATAAAATGTTTAAACTAAAGACTGGTTTAGATATTACATTTGAAGTTGAACAAGTTCAGCCAATAGGCAAAGAACTGCCATTAGAAAATCAAAATGTTATCAATGCTTTAAATGCTAGAGATCCTAATATCGTAACTAATTATATTATTGAAAAATACGGGTTAAAGATTGAAGCTGCAGAAATTGGCACTCCGAGTGCGACTGTAATTCAAGAAGAAATACAGGTAAACGAACATCTTAAAAACTTAACAGGCCGACAAAGACAAAATTTATTTAATATAGCCAACAAGTTAAAGAAAGGTGATTATACAGCGGACCAGGCTTTGATAATGATTAAAACAGGATTTGGATTAAGTGATGCGGATGCTTTAACATTCTTAGGAATAGCTCAGGATGAAATGAATAATGAGGTTGTAAAAGTTCAACAATCAAGTGATAAAGAAAAAAGATTTATCGAATGGGCAACTGCTCGAGCAATACAAATAGATGACGAAGATGAAATAATCGATATTGAGTATGTAAACTTTAAGGATTCAAAACAAGTTTTAAAATTCGAGTTATCTAAACAAAAATTATACACAGCTAATAGATTTCAGTTATCGGAAACCGATTTAAGAAATGGTATATTAAACCAATTAAAAGGTAATCCATTTGCTAAACCTGAAGAACTTGCTAAGTCGTTAAATGTCGATAAAGATAAAGTTACAACTGTATTAGAATGGTTAGCAGCTAAAAAATTAATTGATACTTTAGGAGGTTTATTTACACCAACTGAAAAAGGATTAGATAAAGATACTGAAGATTACGAGACCGAAATTTATACA